TTTCGTTAATCTCATTCGTTAATACTTTTGATTTTTTTATATATTCTATTTTTAATATTCCATTACTACTTGATATTAATCTAGGCACCGGTAATAAAATATTTTCATCATTAATTTTTCTATAAAACAATATTTCATTATTAATTTTGAATATACCTTTTTTATTTTTTCCTTTTTTTATCACATAATCATCTGTAATTTGTATATCATTAAATATATAACCATAATTATTTTTATTCATTATTATAATATAATAAAAGTATTTTATTATAATACTTACCAATAACATTTAATTTGTATTGATTAAAATTATTTTAATTCATAATAAAATAAATTACCATACTCTTTAATTACTTCGTCAATCATATGGGATTCATCCTTTATAGTCACTTTCTTTCCAGCTTTAACTAGATTTCTAGCTATCTTCAACTTAGCACTTTCTTCTATAATAGGAATATTACTCCCCTCCTTATAACATATATCCTCAATAACATATTCTTCCTTTCCTTGTTCTAATAATTGGTTTGTCTGAAACATAGAATGTTCTTCATTGTATTTTGTTGTTGCTGCTAATAAATCACTATTAAGATCAACAGAATCAACTATTTGTTTTAATGCCTTTGTATCTCTAGGAAAACAAGGTCCTCCGAATGAATAACCTGGGTTAAAATATTTATTTCCTATACGAGAATCACCACCTACAGATTTAAGAACTTTCTTTTTATCTGCTCCTAATTTATCACAAACATCTGATATCATATTCGCAAATGATAATTTTGTAGTGATAAATCCATTAATCGAAATTTTTACCATTTCAGCCTCTATTGGTGTTAAAACACAATATCTTGGACTTGTTTCAGCAATATTTTTATAGATTTCTTCTAATTTATTACCTAATGTATCATCATCTGTCCCAATTAAAATTATATCTGGATTTCTAAATCCCTTCACGATTTCTCCCTGCGCAATAAATTCAGGATTATAATTTACAGTTGTATTTTCACAATCTTTAACAAGTAACTTCGCAATATCCCTTATATATCCAGGCATTACCGTACAACCTATTATCAAACTTTTATTTTTTACTTTATGTTTATTAATTTTCAATAACAAATTTGATAGAATAGAATGGTCGTAAAATCTTTCTCCTCCGCCGTTGGGTGTTGGGACAATAATAAAAATTATATCTGAGTGATTTAACCCTTCTAGTAAATCAGTGGTAGCATGAAAATTTTTACTATTTTTTAGTAAATTTTCATACTCCGGTTCTTTCGTTTTAAATGTTTTATCATTCAACGTCTTAACATAACTTGGAAATATATCAACACCGCACACATTAAATCCAGCTTTTTCAATCAACAATGCTAACCCCAACCCAAGTCTACCAATACCAATAACGGTAATATTTTTATTAGACATTATAAATAATATAAAACTATTATTTTATATTATTTATTAAATTTAATCTATTTTTTTTTAAATTTAATCTATTTTTTACAAGTTATACATAAATGCCACCCTAAATTGGATTCTAAACAATTAAATAAATTATTAGACATCGATTGGAAATAATCTTCCTTTACATATTCATAATTTTTATATTCGGCGATTTTATATGGAAAAATATGTGATTGTTTTATTGTAACATTTGTGAAATCTTTTAATAAATTATATACTTCGGTGTCTGTATATACATCTGCTATGGGGACATTTGATTGAGCTTCATATTGATCCAATCCATCTTTAATTCTAAAATATTTCCAAGAATTTTTTGCGTATAACATTAATTTGAATGTACCACCTGGTTTCAATAAACTATAAATATTATCTACTGCTTTTTGTGTATCAGGAGTATGATGTAAAACACCAAAACTATAAATTAAATCATATTTTTTTTCATCTTTGTATGTTTCAATATTTGCATTTATTAAACTACCTTTTAATTTAAATACTTCAAATCTTTTTTTTGCTAATTCTAATGATTTGATTGAAATATCTAATCCATTATAATTCGCTCCATTTTCTATAAAAGAATGGGCTGCTGTTCCTATACCACAACCGACTTCTAAAACACTTTTATTTCTCCAATTTTTAAAATCAGCAAAATCTAAAATATGTGGCTCAACAAGATATTTTCTCTTAGTCACTTCATTAAAATACTCTTTGCTTCCTATATCTTTCGACGAATGACTAATATTACATGGTCTTTTATCCCAATATTCTTTGACTTGGTTAATACTCATTATAAATACTTTATTATTTATTATTTAAATTAGTTATACTAATTACAAATTAACCACACCAACAATTTTATGTTTATTTCTATTATGAACTGCTACACATTTTTCTTCAAATTCATTAAATTCTCTATACGAATATTCACTTAAATCAGAAAAAAACTGTTTTTTATATTCTTCACATGACATTTATAACCTAATATTTCCTTTTTTTTTAAATTCTTTTAACTAAATTATAATATTCTCCATCAGCAAATTTTTTGTTTGAAGTATGACTAACACCATCATATCCTGGTTTATAGTTTAAAGGTAATACTCTAAAATCCATACTCATTCTAGTTTTTCCTGTTTTATTTACTTCATTATAATGTTTACATAAATTTGCATTAAATGATACTATATTATTTTCATCCGCTTCTATTTTCATAAATTCATTCATTGTTGGCATTTTTTCAATTAATATAGAAGTAGTATCCCTCATTTCTGTAAATGTATATGTAAAATTAATTTCTCCTATAGGATGACCTAAACTATTATCTGTATGTATTTTCGCAACTGCCACATTATTGGGTAATTGCGCTCTAAATGATGGAAATTTTTGCACTAATGCTTCATTAATTCCCAAATATGGTAATATAACATCTACTATTAATTTATCATATACCAATTGCATATGTTTCCCTTTGTCACTATCTAAATAATTATAAAATGTTTTATGATACCAAGTTTGTACGTCTTTTTTAAACTCTACAAATTTATCATATTTTGGATTATTAATATGAACTTCGCATAAATTTACAATATTAAAACACTCTCGTGCAAAAGGTCTAAAATCATATTTATCATTATTATATTGTAAAATATTTACATGTTTTTTCCCCAAAACCATTTCTTTCGCAAAATCAAAATCACTCATATATGTAATTATATTCTTTATAATTTTTAAATGAATATATTTAAAAAGTAAATATTATTTATAACTATATGTCTATACCAAAAATTATTCATCAAATATGGATAGGACCAAAAACACCCCCCACTAAATTTATGGATACTTGGAAAAATAAACACGATTCAGAAGGATTTGAATATATTCTTTGGACAGAAGAAGAAATGAAAAAAAGAGGATTTGTTTCAGTATTACAAAACAGAATAGATGAAATGAGAGAATTGGCAGGCGTAGCTGATATTTTACGATGGGAAATTTTATATAAATACGGTGGCATATATGTTGATGCTGACAGTTTCTGTTTAGAACCCATTACATATCTTGTAGAAAAATATAAAGCCTTTGTTGGATATGAAAACGAACAGGTTAGAGGAGCTGGATGGGTCGGTAATAATCCAGCATATGACGATGTATTAGCAAGAACACACCCACTAATTTCTAACGGAACAATGGCATTTCCTCCAAAACACGAACTTCCTAGATTGGCAATCGAGTATATAAAAAAAACTACCGTTGATTTTAATAAATGTTTTAAAAGAGCTTGGAGAACGACAGGTCCAGGACTTTTAACCAGATTATATTTTTCTAAAAAATGGGACGATATTACCATATTACCCAGTTATTGTTTTTTACCAATACATTGTAGCGGGGTTGAATACAAGGGACATTCGAAGATATACGCTCATCAGGAATGGGGGTCTACTAAAGATACTTATGAAAATATTAATAATTTAACTTTACCAGAACAATTTAACATACCTTCAAAAAATGTTTCTATACTTATCGCAAATTATAATACAAAAGCAACGTATATTAAAGAATGTTTAGAATCTATTAAACATCAAGAAGGTAACCTTTTTATTGAAATTGTTTGGATTGATGATGGTTCTGATAACATTAATAAAAATATAGCCAAAAAACAGTTAGATAATTTTATTAATACTACCAGATTTACTAGTTTGGTTTATAAAGAAAATGATAAAAATTACGGACTTGGACGTACTTTACATGATGGTGTAAATTTATGCACGAATGAAATAATTTTTAGAATGGATACAGATGATATTATGATTCCTACACGCATTTTTAAGCAATTATACTTTATGGATAATAATCCAGATGCTGCTATTTGTGGTGCTCAAATCGCGATGTTTCGAAATAATATTAAAAATATTGTATCTACAACAAATCATCCTAATCACACATTAGAAAGTTACAAAAATAAACCAGTTCATTGGCTAATGAATCACCCTACTTTTTGTTTTAGAAAATCTAAAATTATAGCAGCAGGAAATTATAACAATAAAACTAGAAATATGATTGATGATTTTGAACTGGAATTAAAATTATTACAAAAATATAAAATTATTTATAATATGCCTGAAATACTATTATTATATCGTTTACATCCAGAACAACTCACACATAACGGTGGTATTGGCGGACCAAAAAAATGGCATGATATAAGAAATAAATTAATACAAGATATTATTTATTCTTGATAAACACCTTTCAACTTTACTATTATTAAAAAATTCATAAAATTTTAATAATAAATATAATTATTCCGCGTATTTTTTTAAAATTGTTCGTGGTATTAAGTCTTCCTTGATTTTATCTAATTTTTTATAACATTTGTTAATAGTTACTTCACTTATTTCACTCACATTATTGACATTTTTTTTACTAATATTCAAATTACATGTTTGAGCCACAAAATAAACTATTCCTGCCGCAACAGAATGAGGTGTATTTTCAGGAATAATATTGTTTTGTTCTATTTTTCTTGCTACAAATTTACAAACCATAGTTAGCTCTTTGTTTAAATTTAATCTACTACAATATCTTTCAATAAAAGCAGTTGGTTTTGTTTGATGAAATGTTGTTTTGTCAATAACACCATTATCCTCCTCCATTTCATTTAATAGAGCAACCGCATTTTTACACCCTTTCGTAGCATTTGTATTGTCTAATACAAATATTGTTGCTATTTCTTTTGCTGTTCTAGGATAATCGTGTAGCCTTCCAGCAATATAGACAGCCGCAGCGATAATACCTTCCCTATTCCCCCCTCTAAATGTTTTAAGTTCTGACAAATTTTTATGTTGCCTTAATGCTTCATCGATTATTATTTTTGGTATTCCGGCCTGTCTAGATAATGCTTTAATTTTTTCAAATTCATCATATTGAGACTTTTCCTTATACGGCATCGATTGCCATTCCGTATATCGTCTAATTTTTCTCATTTCATAACTAGATCTACCATTACAAACCACTTTACAACCATAAGAAGATTCTTTTAAAAGAGGATTAATAGGCATACCACATCTTGTAGGATCTACCATACTACTATCATCCGCACCATAATATCTCCATTCAGCTGCTTGGTCTAACGTGTCTTTATAAATAATACCACATTGGGTATTTGTACACGTTAATAATTTTTTTTCACAATATGCTACCGGAGCATTACATAAATCACAATTTTCTCTTTGATTTACATTAGAATTTGTATAATGAAGTTCTAATTTTTTTGTTATATCTATTTCTTCACTATCAAAAGCCTTCCACATTTTTGTAATATTTATTCTCTTATTCGGTTTTCTTTTTGTTTGATTACTTTTTGAAAATTTCATCTTCGCTATTTAATTTAATATATAAGTGTTTGTTTTTAATTCAATTTTATAATATATATATTTATCATATAATGGGGAATCAAAATTCAAGGAAAGTAGAAGCACAGGATAACGAAGAAGATGATATCGCAAATATGAAATTTGAAAATGTAATTAGTTATGTAGCCGCAAAATATATTACACAAGCAAACTTTAAAGACTTGGAAAATTTACATAAACCAGATTATTGTAATAAGTTGGTTATTTTAACGTCAAATGCTATTAAACATTTTTTGAATGATATAGAAATAGATTATTTAGACCAGAAAACAAAACAAGGAGAGGATATAAATAAAATGGCAAAATCTAGCGTTCTATATTTAGATAAAGATAATTTAGACCGTTTAGATGTAAGTTCTCATGTTAGAAAAAAAAGAATGTGTATTGGTATAGCTAAATTTTATGTTAGAATTGCTCATATTTTTGCCGCAATTGCCATGACTATTAATCCAAAATATACATATATTGATGAGAATGGGCTTGAAAAATCTGTTGATTTTAAGGGAAGATCACTAATACCAGCAGGAAAAACAATAAAAACATCTTATCAAAATTTATGTCAATCTAGAATAAATGCTCTAAAACCTAGACAAAATACAGAAAATGGTATTATTCTTAAAGTTAAAAATTGCGATATGAATAAAAAAATGAATAACATGATAGATGGGGTTGAAGTACCTATATCAACAACCCAAACAAAAAGTTTATATGAAGAGACAGGTATCCCTGAACTAGAAACATTATATTACGACGAATATAATTTTAATGATGGGAAATATGTTGGTATTACAGAAGAAGGAAAACAAGTTTATATGAATGATTTAGAAAAGTTTTATATTGCTTTTACTGGAGGAGAATGCTTTCCAAATAAATGTGGTGTTATCGTTCAAAATATTCCTGATATTGATGATATACAGATAGGACAATATTTTTCAAGTAAAATAGGGGAAGTTATTTTTGTTGAAAAAAGAAATAGTGGTGTTTATATTAAATTCAAAAACCCAGAAGATAGAGATAAATTGTTGAAAAATGAGAATTTTAAATTCAACGATATTGTTTTAACAATTAAAAAATGGAAAATTAACAAATTTTCCGAAATACCTTTGAAGGATTTTCATAATCAAGACTTATGTACGAACAAAGACAGTCCTTGGCAAAAATCTTATACCGGAAATGCCAACGATAATTTATTTAAAAAGTACGCAGAGCATATAAAAGCTATGATAACCAATTCACAAAAAATAGAAAAATCTTTATTGAATATCATTAAACAATTATTTTCATTTTGGGTGGACCCACAGAAAAAACAAAAAGTATTGACTATAAATCCAGCATTAAATAAGGAAAAACTTGATGAATTAACAGTTAAAACGAGAAATGATATATTATCTTTGTATATTGGTTGTGAAGAAGATTTTCAAAAAGGGCTTTCATTATTTGAAGGTATAGTAAAATCAAAAATGGTTGAAACTTCTATGCGAAGAATTAAAAGTTTTGAAAAAAAGGCAGATGAATTAGCAACGAGTAATCCACAACAAGCACCACAACAAGCACCACAACAAGCACCACAACCACAACAAGCACCACAACAAGCACCACAACAAGCACCACAACCACAACAAGCACCACAACAAGTACCACAACAAGCACCACAACAAGCACCACAACCACAACAAGTACCACAACAAGTACCACAACAAGCACCACAACAAGCACCACAACAAGCACCACAACAAATGGAAGGTGGTAGTCGAAAAAGAAGAAAAAGAAGAAAAAGAAGGTCGAGAAAAAAAAGATAAATAATCTAGTTAAATAATAAGTAATGGAACATATAACATTATTTATTATTGGTTTTTATTCAGTAACTTATATAGGTGTTATTATCATTTTTTATTTACATAATTTATATTTACAATATCAAGGTGCTATTAATTCTATTTCAGACATGCCTTTCTACTGAAAAAAAGGCACTAATACAATTCTTCTTTTATATCTACTGCTTTTCCTAGCTCCTTTTTGATTTTATGTTCGTTTTTATTGATTTCACCCTGGTTTATTCCACCTGATACACTTTCTAACATAGTTTGCCATACTTTTAATTCTTTTGGATTGCTCATATAATTTGGATGATCTTTCTCCCATTCTGACATTTTCTTAACTTGTTCCATTCCTACACTTTTTATACTCGATGTTAATTTTATATTATTTTTATCTTTTTCCCATTTATTAGCATCTTTTACATAAAATTGTAACCTCTTTGTATCACTACAATGGATAGGTCTTTTGGTGGGTTCTAAATCTGCCAATTTTTTCATAAAGATATTTGTTATACCCTTGGCATATCCATTTTGTTTTGAATAATCCAAATCTTGCAAACTTACACTAATATTTCTTACAAAATCTTCCAAATTCATTGCATTTTTACAATTTTCATTCAAATACATATTAATTGAGATGTTGTTTGTATTGTTACAATTATTGTTCCCTGCTATTTTGCCTATTGTCTCAACTAATTCATTCGTTAGTGAATTTGTTGAAGTTTGGGGGTTATCTAAATTTTCAATTTCTTTTTTCAACTTTGCAACCTCTAATTTTGCTTTTTGTAACTGTAAATGCTTTAGTTCATCTTCGACACTATTTTGACTATCGTCACACGATGGTGCGGAAACTTTGGAAACATTTGGCGTTTTTTGGAAACATTTTTTGGAAACATCTTGATGTGTATAAGCAAACCAATAATCACAATTTTTTTTATGTTTCCACATACCACTCCTCGTCTTAAATTTGCGACTACACACACAAAAATCAAGTCCTATTTTTTGGCGTTTTTTTTCGTTTTGAAAAAAATTAGTTTTTTCTGTTTCCATTTTTAACGATTTTTTTGACTTTAATACATTTTTTAAATGTTTTTTTCTTTTTAAATGCCTAAAGTAATCTGTTTTATTAGATGTGTTATAGTTACAAATTTTACATTCATAATTTACTTTTTCTTTTTCAACCGTGTTGTTTTTTTGCGTTTTTTCAGTTTTTTTCATTTCCTACTATATGGAAACATAATAAAACGCTTTTAAGTATTTATTTTGTCTATAAAAAAACACTATGGTAACAAACATTTTATAACATTTTGATAATTTCCTACATTATGGTCTGAGTCGTTTTTTGCACTTTTTTTCAGAAAAAACTTTATCAGAATATTGCATTTTGGACATTTATAAAAATGTCCAAAATGCAATATATAGAGGAAGTCAACCCACTAAAAAAATGTCGAACACTTTTTTTAGTGCCTTTTTTTATTTTATTTTCACATTATCAGTTACATCTTCGATCTTTTGTATTAATTTTGTATTATAAATAAGGTTTCCTGTTGGTTTGTAACTAGATATAGATTTATAATTTTTGTCAATACCTTTCTTCAAAATACCCTTTGTTTCGTTTTTTGATCCATTTTTTAACAATAAACTATTTATATTATCACTTTCTTTCTTCTTTTTAGGTATAACTCTACCATACCCGTCAATACTTATACCTGTTTTTTTCTTAATTTGGGCTCGTTGATAATTCGGTATATAATGTTGCCAAGAAATAAATAGTAAGTTTGGATGAGTATATTTTATCATAAATCCGTTGTCAATTAATTTTTCCATTACAAATGAAGTACATTCAGCCATGTCATACCTTGGAACTCCAAGAATAAATTCTGGTAATAAAAAAAATGTAAATTTTTCACTACCTCTCATTTTGGAAGTTGTTTTTATTTTAGAATGCACTCTTGCTAAAACCCTCTGATAAATTTTTATTTTATGTTCTTGTGTAAGTTTTTTTTGTTTATATAAATCGTCAAGATTCAGTTTTTCATTAAAGTTATCTCCCATTTATTTTTTATTAGAAAAAAAACAATTAAAAAAATACGATTAATATTTATAATGACAATAAAAAATATAGTATTATCTGGAGGAGCATACAAAGGATTTTATACAATTGGAGCTTTAAAATATTTATCAGAAAATAAATTTTATAATATCGAAGAGATAGAAAAAGTTTATGGTACATCAGTAGGTTCAATATTAGGAGCATTACTCTGTTTAAAATTAAATATGGAAGATTTAGTAGAATATGCTATTAATAAACCTTGGTATAAATCATTTACGTTTTCAATTGATACATTATTAGAAACTATAAGTAAAAAAGGATTCATTCAACGTAAATTTATAGAAGGTATTTTTGAAAATTTATTAAAAGGTGCTGGATTAAATACAAAATCTACATTACTTGATTTATTCAATCATTCAAATATAGAATTAAATATATTTAGTGTCAATATGAGTGAATTCAAATTGGAGAGATTTTCATACAAAACAAAACCAGAAATGACAGTTATTGACGCAGTTTATAGAAGTTGTTCGATGCCTTTTATATTTCAACCACAATATGTAGGAAAAGATTGTTATGTAGATGGTGGTGTTATTAATCCATATCCTATGAATATATGTTTGGAGGACTTAAAAAAGGAAAATCCAAAATTTGATAATAAAGAAATTTTGGGTTTTAAAATAGTAGACGATACACTTGAACCAACAAAAGAAACAGCATCCATTTTTCAGTTTGGGTTTTATATGATATATCGCCTAATAAAGGAAAATTATACTTATGTGTGTAATGAAGAGATACCATATGAATTGATTATACCTTCTAATTTACTTAGTGTTTCTGACGCCCAAAATATTATTACATCGCCAGGTGAAAGAAGAAACTTAATACATGAAGGGGGAAAATATGCTAAATTATTTATTACTTATCTTAAAGCATAGAATTAATAAATTCTGTTAAAGAATTTTCATCTGGTTTAGCGTAGAATTCTATTACTTGATCTCCTTTTACCATCCAAATACTTGGATATCCGTCTATTTTTTTATCATTTGGAACTAAATATTCGCTTTCAAATTTTTCAAGTTCTGTTTCCTCCTTTTCACCATCTATTTCTACAAAGTTTAATGTTATGTTGTTAATCTCTTTTCCGTTAAATTTACTTTTTATCTTTTTCCAAATCGGCATAGCTTTTTTAGAATAAGGACACCAATCAACAGAAAAAAAATACAACGTGGCATCTTTTATATCTCCTCCATCATCAAATTCTCTATTAGCAACAAAATCGGGGTTAATTCTTGGTGCAACATAAGTATTATAAACATAAAATGCAACTCCTAAAAATATTGCCACAATTACCATAATAATTAAAAATTTCTTGTTTAATAAAACTCCTTTTACTGAATCAAGTCCTCCTGAAAAATTCGGCATATTATTTAGAATACTAGACATATATTATATAATTAGATAGAGTTAACTTTTTTTTAACGAATATAAAGATAATTAGTAATAATTAACTATATGTATTTGCGTAATTATAAGGGCAAGATTGTTTATTTAAATGAAAAGAAATATACAAATGAAAAGGATTTGTATATTGCTATATGGAATATAAGATTTAATATAAATATTGCTAAAACAACTGATATTAATAATATTTTAGATTATGTTGATGGAGAGAAAATGTTTGTATAAGTTTTTTTCTTGTGATAATATATTATGGGACGCATAGATAAAAAAAAAAAGAAAACTCGTAAAAATAAGACAAAGAAGGTTTACAATAAAGGTGATTTTTCTAGTGGAGATGGTATGTTAACTAGTGTATGGGGACCTAGTTTGTGGCATTATATGCATACCATGTCCTTTAATTACCCAGTAAAACCTACTAAACAAGATAAAAAAAGTTATAAGGAGTTTGTTCTAAATTTAAAAAACGTATTGCCTTGTGGATATTGTCGTCTTAATTTTGTTAAAAATTTAAAGTCCGTTCCGTTAAGAAAACTTGATTTAAAAAATAGATGCAACTTTTCAAAATGGATGTTTAGGTTACACGAACATATCAATAAAATGCTTGGAAAGAAATCAGGACTTACTTATAAAAAAGTACAAGAACGATACGAACATTTTAGGGCAAGATGTACAATTGATATTGATAAAAAAACAAATTTATTAAAACAAAAAACGCGAAAGAAGAAGGAGAAAGGATGCGTAGAACCTTTATATGGCAAGAAATCAAAATGTATTATTAAAATTGTACCAAGTGAAACAAAGGGTGGAACATTCCAAATGGATGATAAATGTAAGAAGAAGCGTACTAAATAATGGTTTCAATATTTAGGATAATATTTAATCATTTTTTTTGTTTGTATAATATATAATGAATAGTCCAAGTGCAAATTTAGGTCCGCCAAATATTACACACGAAAATGGAGGAACAAATTTAACCCGAACTTTTGATGAAATAGACAGAAAAGAGTCTGAAGCTGCGAATAAGCAAAGAAGCACACCAGGAGGTCGTAGAAAACGCCGTAGAAAGTCTAGAAGTAAGTCGCGTAAAAAAAGAAAATCTCGTAGGAAAAGAAAATCTCTAAGAAAAAGAGGCGGTCGCAGAAAATCTCGAAGAAAATCTCGAAGAAAATCTCGAAGATGAATGAGGGGTGGATGATCTCCATCTTACCAAAATCTTTAATTTAAATACTTTAAATCATATGACGAGTTCTTGTTTAAATTTATTACGAGAAGTTTGAGAAACTAAGTATTACAATTAATCATATTATTAATAATTAATAATATGAATTATACAGTATTATGGAAAAATATATTCCTAAATAAAAATCTCAATTGTTTAATTAAATTGCGCGAAACTATTGAGACGAGGCATAGGTAAAAGATTACTAGCGTTGGAGGCACTTATTGCACTATAATTAGGGACTTTTTTACATTCAAATGCTGGTTCAGGACATCTTCCACATGGAGGACAAGAAGGACACGGTTTTTGTCTAGCAAGTGCCGGACAAGTTTTAGAGTCGGGACATTTAGGACATACTGGAGGAACAATTTCAGATTTCAAAATATACTTGGACATATCTATATCTGATGTTTCTACTTGTTGTTGTAATTTAGATTTTGTTCCTTTAGATGATTCGTGAGCACCTTGTATATGTTTACCGTCATCACCATGATGTCTATTGACACCATTACCTCTACCTGGAACAACAAGGTCTTCTAAACCAGCGATAGTTTTACTATAATCATTATCATTCAACGGGTCTGTTGTATCAGAATTTCTAAATGGGTCATACGTAGAACCACCTTCTAATGATGGATTTGGGTCTAAACTAGCTGGATTATTGGCAGACCTACCCAACGCTTTGTCCTTAGAGTGTTTAAGTAAATCCTTAACAGAACTACCTTCACCTTCTTTGTCTGGAGACCCACTTTCAAAATATTCTTTTACGCTAAACCCTAAAGTTGATAAAAGTAAAACAACAATAATTAATAAAAATAAATGAAGCTTAGTTAATTTCATATAAATTAAGTTATGAAAAAAAAATATCAAATAAATATATAATATGCCATATAGATCTTTGACACATAACAGAGTTAAACACCATGTTTATGATAAAAATGGAAATACATTTACTCCTCAATCGCACGCTCAAGAGAGTGCTATTAGTTCTCAGAACGCAGTATCTAATAATGGTTCTGTAACAAGTGTTCGAAATAAACTTAATATTTCTAATAATAACCCGCCTTTAAAATGGGGAAGAGTTAATTGTTCTTCAAAAGCTAGTTTTTTAATGGGAAGTAACGCTTACGGACAAGGAACAAAAGTAATTGGTGGTAAAGTATATTCTACATATGCCCCTGGTCAAGGTAAAGGTTTTCCTAATGCTACACCACAAATTAGTGTTGGGTCAACAAATACCTTTGCCCGAAGAGCAATAGCTAGAAGAGCTGTAACAACTTTGAATAATACAGGGGAAAAGAAAAACTGCGTATGTGTTCCTCAACCAGTAAAAAATTTAAAAGGTGTATTTCACAAATAATTATTTTCTAATATAAATTCATAATGAATATTAAAGAGTTGTTTAGTCCATTAAGTCATAAATATTGTGATTATTTTTACTTTCTTTCTGTTATTTTCTTTGTTCTTTTTCTTTTTGCCACTATAACTTGTGGTATGTCATTTTTTGAAAAGAAATCTATGAAATTATCTGAGTCTTTAATATTGATAAGCCAACCTCTTATGTTATATTTTATTAACAGGTTATACTATTCGATGTGTGTTGGAGCGTTAAATTAATTAAATAAATAATATATTATAATTTGTACTATATTATTATGAACTGCGGACAATGGTGTATGTGTTTATGGTGTTCTTTATATGGGAGTTATTGTGTGATGTTTTGCGGTACTTTGTTTAGAGAAATTTACGTTGAACGTGCCGAGGAATACAAAAAAATAAGAGAAGAATATGATAATATTCCTAAACAAGTACCCATAAATATTGAAATGAAAATGGAAAGACGGTCATCTTTGCCTACTATCCAAGAAGAATATGAAGGTTATGAAAATTCGATAATTACATCAATAGTTTAGTAGTATTGAGACCACAACTATTTTTATATATAGTTTGCCCTAAATACTGATTTATTCGTAATACTGATATTAACCTGACTACTAAACAAGTAATAAATACCTCCAATAACCGTTATAAAAAGGATAAATTGATATATTTATAAACTTAAAAAAGAGCACTAATAATATACCAGAAATGTTGGAACCATATATGAATAAAGACGAGATAGAAGTGGGCATGGATGAAGCTGGTAGAGGACCACTTTTTGGTAGAGTTTATGTGGGAGCAGCCATACTTCCACCAGATGATAGTTTTAATCATTCATTAATGAGAGATAGTAAAAAATTAAATGAAAGGAAAAGATTAATAGCATTTGATTATATCAAGGAAAATGCTATAGATTGGGTAATTCACTATAAAGATGAAAAGTATATAGATAAACATAATATATTTGCTGCGAATTATAATACTATGTATGAAGCTGTAAATAAATTATTGGTAAAACCAGATCATATTTTAGTAGATGGTAATTATTTCAAACCTTGTATGTATAACGACGGTGATTATATAAATCATACAACAGTAGTAAAGGGTGATGATAAATATACATCTATTGCTGCTGCGTCAATATTGGCAAAGGTGGGTAGAGATAAATATATACAAGAACTTTGTGACAAATACCCATTACTTGATGAATATTATGGAATAAGATCAAATAAAGGATATGGTGCTAAAAAACATATGGAAGGTATTAAAACACATGGTATTAGTCCTTGGCATAGAAAATCTTTTGGGCTTTGTAAAATTTCAAAAATTAATAAAAATTTCAAATAGGAAAAAATTGAAATTAATATATGATATATAATTAATTATATATTTAACTAATATGGAGTTCATTCGTTCAAACATAGATATCATAGATGGTAACAAATTTGTGTTAGCTTATTTTGATTATAAAGATTTTGCTTGGTATGTTCAACCAAGGAGGTTTCTATTATCAAAATATGAAAATAAAAATATATTATTAGGACAATTTATCCAATCTATTTGGTTTCAAAAAGAATATACAAAAAATAGCCAAGCATTATTTGTAGTGTTAAAAGTTAAACAAGATTGTTCAACTAAAACTATAGAAAAAGATATGAACAGTTTAAAAAATCCTTTCCCAACATTATATGATATACCTCCATATGTTACTAATGCGAGTTATTTTATAATGCCATGTAATATAATGTCAGGGTGTCATAAAAAAGCGAGTGAAGAAGATGGTTTTGATTTTACCTTAAGAGCTCATAATAATCCTTGGGATAAGTTATCTATAAAAATATATAAAAATCTACAAACCGATAATATATTAATTACCCTACCTTCCTTTGAGACACTCTTAACTATATAAAAATTGAATTTAAAAAACTATTAATATATTATTTTTATAACCAATATGAAAATAATTGTATTTGATACCGAAACAACTGGATTACCAAAAAAAGGCAACAAGAGTGTCCCTGACCCTGATACTTGGCCTTATATTTGTCAAATAAGTTGGCTTGTATTTGATGACGTAACAGAAAAATTTTATACACAAGATTATATTATTAAATTACCCGAAGGAGTTACTATCCCCAAGGTATGTTCTGATATTCATGGAATTACAAATGAAATAATGCGAAAAGACGGCGTTGATATTAAAGGTGTTCTTCAAGAATTTACAAGTGATTGGATGAAATGTCAAATGTTAGTAGCACATAATTTAGTATTTGACAGCAAGGTAATGCAAACAGAATATATGAGAAACCAACCAATCAACTGGTTAGGTCGTCACAGAAAAATTGAATATTGTACTATGAATTACGGGAAGAAATTTACAAATCTAGTAAGACAAAGCAAGTTTCATAGAGGAACCTATCAAAAACCACCAAAACTTATTGAATTACATGAGGAACTATTTGAAACCACGCCAGGAAATTTACATAATTCTTTAATTGATGTATTTGTTTGTTTTCGTAGTTTCTACACGATGGTATATGAAAAAGATATATTTGATGGAAAAGCACACCCTGAATTGACCGACTATTATAAAAATCTTTGTAATCTATAAAATATTTGTAATAAAATATTTGTAATAAAATATTTGTAATAAAATATTTAAATAATTTATTATAAATTTGTAGTTAAATCCAAATATTGTTCAATTATTTCGTGTATAATTGTTTTATCTGGTATTTTTTCTGCCATACCATATATAGAAATCAATCCTTCATCTTTATCTTCTATATTTTTAGTTGTTATTATTTTTAAAATATTAACAATTTCATCTATTTTATCAATATTATAAGGTGTAATACATATATGAAGACACAAGGGGTTTTGCATTATATTTAAATTCCATCCATTTTTTTGAAACATTTCTATTATCTGTCCTAAGGAATAGATATCACTATTAAAGGCGACAACATTAACCATTGGATTACCTATTACTTTAAAAGTTTGGAGAGAATTTATTTGTTTTACTAGTTTTCTTGTTGCTAACATAATTTTATTTGCTATATTTTTATAATAATTTAATCCATTATACATTAATATACCCCAAGTTGTTGCTATTTGTCCACCAGCTCTACTTCCTGGCAAAGAAGGACTAGCATATATACCCCCGGTCCATTTTTCAACAATAAAATATTGCTTGTGTCTAATTTTATTATTTTTCCATAATAATAAAGAGGAACCCTTGGGAGCATAACCAAATTTATGAGGATCCACACTTATAGAATTTATATTATCATTAAAGCTAATTTTTAATGAATCATTAAATTG